GGACCAGTTGCCGAGAACGCCGAACACGCTGTCGCCCTGGTTCGCGTCGGAAGTGTCCAGTCCCGGCAGCACCTCTGTGTATTCGACATCGACGCCGGCGACGCTATCGGCCGCGCCGTCGCGGGAGTTGTAGTCGAAGATGTACTGGCCCTGCCCGTCTTGAAACGTCTCAAAGACGCCATCCCGCATATCCGGGTGGAAGACGAACGTCAGATTGTCGCGCGCGCCCGGCGCAATGTCGAGCTTCGCGAGCTTCAGGTCGTCCGGCAGGATGTGGTCGAAGCGGGTCCCGTCCTGACTACCGCCCCCGTCGATGGTGTACGTCGAGACGGACCGGTTCGACGAGGAAACGCCGTCCATGCTATTGTACGAGGACGTGCCGTCGCCAAAGATCGCGGCGTCATCGACGGCCTTCCCGTACGCGCGTCCCATCACCCGCTGAATATCGCTCAGGATCTGCTGCGCGGCCTCCAGCTGGATCTCGTACGTCCAGGGAATGATGTCGGCCACCTTCTTCGGGTTCAGGTCCACAGCCCGGAAGTCGCGCATCCGCGCGGTGATGGCCCCGCCCTCTGCGATGAACGACATCTTGCTGTCGGCGCCGCTTGCGCCTGGCACGCGCAGCTCCCCGACGATGTGGTTGAACGTGTTGCTGATCCCCTGCACCACGCCCACCTCTTCGGCAATCTCCTCGATTTCGTTGACGACCTCCCGCGGCAGGAGAAAGGCCCCATCGGCGTTGACGAGCGTGCTGTAGTAGTCGTCCGCCGCACGCGCGTTGTACTGCGGGCCGTCGTCGCCTTCGTACATCTTGCGCGCGAGGTCGTCCTGCTCCCGCTGGCGGGCGGTGAGGATCGCGTCCTCAGGCTGGGCGCCCTGGTTCAGAAGGCGAGCGGCTTGCTCGCCGTAGTGCCCGCCGCGAATAAGCTGCCGCGCGCTTTGCCGCGCCATCCGGTTGTTGCCGGTGGCGTTGCCCTCCAGCATGTTCAGCGTGTGGAAGGCGCGATACGCTTCGCGCTCCCGCTCATCGAGCGTGACTTGCACGTCGGTGTCCGAGCCATCCGGCGCGATGTTGCGCTGCTCGGATTCGCCGTCCTCAGAGGCGTCGCTGAGCGCGCTATCGACGGCGCGCGAAATCATGGTTTCGACGGTGTTTTCGTCAAAGGCAACCCCGTCGTCGGTCTTTTCTTGAGTCTTGGTATCTGGCATGAGGCTATGCTTTACCTAATTTACGCTGTACGGTGGTGTGAATTAGCGGCACGAGTTGATTCGCAAGCCGCTGATAGTCGTCCTTCGTCGCCTCTCGTGGCGACGGACGGGGCGTCTCATCACGATCATCGGTGGCGTCGGAGCCAGCCTTAGCTTGCTCCGAGGACACGTCGGACGGTGACGAGGCCGTAGCCTCAGCCCGTGATTCGTTGGATTCGCAGCCGCACCTGGAGTGGGCGCGGTTCTCGTACTCGTTGGCCATCTCGTCAATCGCCGCATCCAAGGTCGCAGCCAACGATTCACCGCGCGACATGTGGCTTACCTGCCGCTGCAGGCGCTGGACGTCTGCGCGTAGATCTCTGAGCAGCTGGAGCGCATCGGACTGGTCGTCGCGCTGTTGCACAAGCGCTCCCGCATCGGCGGGTACGCCGACAAAGCTGAACTCTGTCATGTCCGATTCGGTCACGCGCGGGGTGTCCCCGCCTCGGTCCATGTCTTCGGTGCACCATCCGACGGATACGGCGTTCAAAAACCCCTCCTTGACCTGCCGCTTGATCTGCTGGCTAAAGTCGTCGTCGTACCACTCGACGGTCGCTAGGTATCCATCGTCATTGCGGGTGAGGTCGACCGTGCGAGCAATCGGCTGGGCTCCGCGGCGCGGGTCCATGCCGTGCTGCCACAGCACAACCGGATTGTCCCGGTACGCCGTCACGTCGAGTCCGTCGGCGTCCAAAACGAGCCCATCGCGGGCCACGTCCTCCGTCATAAACTGCACTGTCGTTCGCTTATTGTCTGACGACATGCGCAGCGTTGCGTCGGGAAGGACGGAGCGGTGTTGGGCGTCAGGCATAGCGCGGTCGGATTCACTGGCTTCAAGAGCGGCGATCTGCTCGTTGGCCTCCTCCTCGGTCTCGTGGCAGCCCTCCACCTCGCCATCGCTGTCCTTGACGACCGCGATCTGGTCGTCGTTGCAGGCGTCGGTGGTGCTGCCATCGACTTTGCTCCACGGCATAAGGCCAAGCGGTGCAGATCCAAAAGAGTATGTCAGGATGTCGCACGCAGGCGTGACGCGCGTTGTTCCATGTCAGTACTGCATCCCTGTCACGGTGCCGTTGTCCAGGTAGACGTACAGGCCGCGCCCGTACACCCACTGCTCATGAATCTCGCCTTGGTAGCGAGTCGTGTTGATACGCTCCGGCGGACCCATCGCCGCCTTCACCTGCCGCGCCGTCATGCCTTCCGTGGGCACGCCTTGAATGATCGCTTGCTTGACGCGCATCGCCATCTCAGGATGGCGCTGGACGTACTGCTTACGCTCGGACTGAGAGGGGTACGTGCCGGTCAGCGAGACGCAACCGGTCAAAAGGAGTGCCGCGGTCAGAAATGCGGTCAGTTGCTGCATGGATTTTAGTTATTTGGTGAGTCGGTATTGCGTGATAGGACGCACGCCTCGGGTACACTGTTACCGCTAGTTGTCTTCGGTATCCGATCGTGGGAGCATGGAGCACCGGCAGTTGACGACGTTGCTGGCCCGGCCATCGGGGTCGCCTGGATGGGTCAGTTTTTCGAACGGTTCGCTAAAGACACCGCGTACCTCGAAGTCCACCGCGAGCTCTACGGTTTGCCCGTCTGCCTCGTTGTGGCCTTCACGCTGCCGCCCGTCGCGCGTCACGAGCCACTCTTTCGCCGTGACGCCGTTTTGGCGCCACGCTTGAAGCTGTCCGCTTTCAAAGGTCGCGGTCGCGCTCGTCTGCGCAATGCGATCCGACCGGGCTGTCGTCATGCCCTCGGTGTCGTCGGTGCCTTCGTAGAGCTCACGAATGCGGCGCGACAGCGTGTCGAGGTCTTGCCCCTGCTGCTCCGCGTCCAGGATGAGCTGGTTGATTCGCGTGCGCGTCGTTTCCGGCACCTTGCGGAGCTGCGTGTTCAGCGCGCGTAAGGTTTCCCGCGCAAGGGGACTGCGGTCGTTGAACGAACCGTCTGCCTGCAGGCGCTCTAGGCCGGCCTGGAACCCGTCCTCCATCGCTTGCCGCACCGGCTCCGACACCGATTGCAGCAGGTCCTGCGCCGCGCGGATTGTGTCCAGCAAATCTTCGATGCTTAGCGACACTTGCAGGCGCTGCGTGCCCACCTCGCTCAGCCGTTGCAAGACGCGCTCCTTCTCTCGCTGAAAGTAGGCGCGCGCCGCCTGCCGGATGCCTGGCTCCGCCGCGCGTTTGAGCGCATCAACGGCGCGCCACTCCGCATCGCGGTCCACCTCGTCCCCGCGTTGTCGGGCCTGCCCGCAGCGCGTCAGCGTGTCCCAGGCAGCGCGGTCGCCATTCGCGCTGCCTACAGAAAATCCCCGACCGCCTGTCCCACTGGCTGCAAGCCGCTTGGCAGCCGCGGCGTGTCCAGGTCGTCTTCGTGCTCATCGGGCACCTCTTCGCCGTTTTCGCGCATGATCTCGGCGGGTGTGACGCCGCGCTGCAGGCGCATCTTGTTGATTTCCTCTTCAGCCTGCCGGTTCGTCGGCGTCACGTCCGGCGCGACGACCTGCAACGCATTCGGCTCGGCATCGAACGCGCGCTCTAGGGCGAGCGTCAGTTGCGCCGCCGTCTGATTTAGAAGAGGCTGGATCGTGCCGGTCATGAGATGTGCCCGCGCGGCCTCGGATTCGGCGCGGTTGCTGCCCTGGTCAAAGTAGGCGCCGGGCACGCCCGTGACGCGGTAGATCACTTGGTGGTCGAGCTCCTGGCTTTCCAGCATCTGAAAGCTGTCAGGGTCGAGCCCGAGCGTCTGAATCTCCAGCCCCGAATACATCACCGGCACGCCCTTGACGTCGCCCGCGCGGCTCATGTATTCGTTCTTGAACCGCTCCCCCTGCGACCGCGCGTTCTCGGGCGTCATGTCCTGCTCGGTGCTCAGGTAGAGCATCGGCGGGCGGCCGTCCTTGTAGCTCTGCGTCCGGTACTTCGCCGCGGCGCGGTCGGAGGTGGCCTCGTAGATGAGGCTTTCAAGGATGGATGTCGATTCGGACGGCGACGTGGGGTCGAGCCGCTTCACCTGGATGACGTCATCGGCCTGTAGTGTCACGTCTTCGCCGTCCGCGCGGTGATATACGTAGCCGTCGACGCCACCCTCGGCGTTCAGCCTCTCTTGCATGCGACCGAAGCGCGGAAACACCTCTAGCACCGCATCCGGCACGCCGAGGGGGCCGTCTCGGAGGACCATCGACATCGAGCCCATGACGTCGCGAATGAGCGACTGCAGGTAATAGTGCTCGTAGGCCGAGCGGTAGTCGTTGGGGCGTTGCAGAAGCTCAAGCCACGGATGATCGTCTTCGACCGGCTCTAGGCCATCGCTCGTGCGCCGCTTGACCATGTAGCCGCCGCCCTGCTCATCCGGCACCGCGCTCTGGGCGTACAGCTCGGCGCGCTTGCGGAGGCACGCATCCAGCGTCCCACGCACGTCCTGCCGCACCTGCTGCTCGGACGGGCGCCCACGATCAGCGAGCCCAAACGTGTCGCTGAGCGTCAGCGTCGTGCGGGGCGTGATTACATCGCCATCAGCGCGCTGCATCCAGAAGTCAAACATAGTAAAGCGTCAGAAGGAGAAGAGTGCCGAGAACGTACACCGTCGCATACCCGCGCGACATGAGCGCGAGATCCGCCTTGGTGGTGCGCGCATACAGCGCCGTGCACACGGCGGACACCAGCGGAAACAGCAAGAGCCACACGAGAAGATGGGTCATGCAATGACGAATCCGGGTTCGTTGCCAGTGAGCATGAGTTCGGTGAAAGCCCACACGAGCGCGTCCACGCGGTCGGGGCTCTCGCTCGACTCCTGCGGGTCCCACGTCGTCATCTGGTCTTCGAGCTCATTGAAGCGCCCCACGTGGTGCACCTTGCCCTGCTCATACAGCGCCGCCACGGGCTCCGCGCGCTGCTGCTTGCCGCGACTGGCGCTGATGACATCTACGGGCAAATGTGCATCTGCGGTGCGCAAGGTCGATTCCACCATGTCGCCTCCGTAGTTGCGCTCCGCCACAATGCGGTCCGCCTCATGGCGCCGGTAGGCGCTCGCCACGGCTGAGGCCCACGCGTTCGGGCTGCCCTTCATACTGGCGTCGTCGAGGACGTAGGCATGGCCGCCGCTTTTTCCGCACACGAGAATGCCCACCTCGTCCGGGCCGCCGCCTGCCGGGTCCACCCCGATGACGATGCGGTCCATGCCTGGAGGGTTGGCGTCGTAGTCGATGATGTCCCAGTTCCACAGCGCCCCTTCGACGGCGATAAACTCGCCCTCCACTTCCTGCCGGCGAAAACGCTCGGTGTACTTGCGTTCCAGGGAGTCGAGGAAGGCATCGGGCAGGTGCGGGTTCTCCGTTGAGGAGGAGCGGGTGATGCTGTAATCTGCGCTCTCGCCCTGCACGAACGTGTCGTACACCCAGTTGTGCCCGCGCGGGGTCGTCGTGATCCATGCCGTCCCGGGGTCCAGGCGCAGACGGCCGAGCAGGATGTCCCAGACCTCTTCGCCGCATAGCGCCGCCTCGTCCATCCAAAACCAGCCGAGGTTCGTGCCGCGCAGCCGGTCAGGCTTGTCCGCCGACCGGAAAAGTACCTCGGCGCCGTTGTTCATCGTCGCGCGCATTTCCGCTTTGTTGAACCCCGCCATGCCGCCGTCCGCCAGCTCGTTCCAGGTCGGGATGACAGCATCCTTGAGCATTGGGTAGGTCGGTGCTACGACCGCCCCGCGCTCACTGTCGCGAGCCGCGTGGAGGGAGGCGAGACACCCGGCGTACGTTTTGCCGGAGCCGACCCCTCCGACGAACGCGCGGAACCGCGCCTCGTTTTGCAGGAAGTCGTACTGTGGTTGTGTGGCCTTAATCGTCGGCATCGGGGGGGACGATTGTAATTGAAAAACCGTCGCTGCTGTGCTCCCTCCGCTCCTTCTCAGTCCAGTCGAGCCCGTCGTCAATCACCTCGCCGTAGTGCCTCAGCACCTGCTCGACGGCCCACTTGTGGTTTTTGTGGTCGCGGTCGCGCATCATGGCCAGCAGGTAGCCCTGCGCCTCGGCGTACGTGTTTTTGCGCGCCTCGTGCATCGCGCGTTCGACGGTGACGTAGCGGTTTGCGTAACGATACACTGTGGATGCATTGCATCCAAGGCGATTCGCCGCGACACGAACCACCCCATCGGCCTCTCGCAAGGCGTCGGCCACCTCTTTCGCTGTGTACTCCTGCGTGCGCGCCATACGCGCGTATCTGTTGCGTTATTGCATTACTCGATCAGCTCGCACGCCATCCCGGCTTCGGTGCACCGCTGGAGGATCACGGCCAGGTAGCCAGGATCAACCTCCATCGCGTAGCAGGTGCGACCCTCTTGCTCAGCGGCGATGATTGTGCTACCACCAACAGCGAAGCAGTCCACCACCACATCTTCAGGTTGGCTGCTATTACTTATAGCACGGGCCATTACATCTGGGGGCTTCTGTGTCGGGTGGTGCTCATTCTTTGCGGCACGGTCGTGCTCCCACACGGTTACAGCATTATTGGGGCCGTACCAGTATGGCGAATCTCGAAAACAGTAGAAGCAGGGCTCATGCTTTTGCTTATACTGTGCACCCAATGCCCCAAACTGTGCGTGGTTTTTTGCCCAAATGATTTGAGCACGGACCTCCCACCCGTTGCAATCAAGAGCGTCGATAACTGGCATGCTGGCGCAGTCAGCATGCCAGAGGTACAGAGGCGCCTTCGGGTCTAAATGCCCGCTCCAGACTGTCAGAAAGTCATGGTAAATGGAAGTGCCGCGCCTGTCACCAGTAATTGCCTCGCGCTCCTTCGTGCCACCAGTGTAATCCACCCCATACGGCGGGTCGGTCACCATGAGTCTCGGCTCCGCCCCATCCAACAGCCGCTCCACGTCCGCCTCGTCGGTCGCATCCCCACACAGCAGCCGATGCCGCCCGATCTGCCACAGCTGCCCCCGCTCGGTGCCCCACTCCTCTTGCAGTTCCTCTGCACGGCTCGTCTCCGCGCCGGGATCGTCCACCTCCTGCCCGCTGCGTCCGAGCTCGTCCAGCAGCTCATCCAGGTCACTCCCATCGTAGCCCGTCCCCGTCAGCCCGTCGTCTGTGCTGTCCAGGTGCTCCAGCAGGTCCGCCAGCGGGTCGGGTTGCCGCTCGGCCTTTTCCGCCGTGCGGTTGTCCGCGAGCAGAATGCGCATCGCCGTCTCATCGTCACACTCCACGCGCTCGATGGGAATGACGTCGAGACCGACCTCCTTCGCGGCCCGCCAGCGGTGTTCGCCCGCCAGGATCTTGCCGGTCGAGTCGCGCACGATGACGCGCCCATAGAATCCGTTCTGGCGGATCGACTCCGCAATCGCCGCGACGTCGCCCTCGTTCGGGTTCGCAGGGTGCGGCTGGATGGCATCTAGCGCCACCTCCGTCTCGGTACGGTTAATGATTTTTGCCATGACGCATCAATCGTTCTCTGTGAGTCGGCTACTACTCATCGCGTGTGGATGTCAAGAGCGGGCCAGAGGTCACGACGACGATGAGTACGATGCTGCTTGTCGTGTAGTCCATTAGCTGATCGTCACGTAGGCGAATAAGCGTTAGGCAAGAGTAGGTTGATCGACTTGGCTCCAG